GAAGATTATGTAAAATACTCTTGGTTATTCGGAGGACAAAAACTTTAATTTAATTGGGTATAACTTACTATTTATTAGAAAAAATATACGATGGCGGAAAATAATTTAACGATTTGGCAAAGGTTAGGTCAGGTATTTGGTCCTGATTCTACTTTAGACCAACAAGCCCCGATATATAAGTTTGATAAAAAGGAGTTGTTAAAAACTCCTGACAAGACTGAATACGAAAGAGAAAAACTCCAAGCACAGCAGTCATTATACTTGGGTCAACAATGGACCAAGATTGAAAATAACTTATATACACAGGCAGTATACTACGAACCAACAAGATTGGCTGCGTACTATGACTATGAGTCAATGGAATATACTCCTGAAATTTCTGCCGCGTTAGATATATACGCAGAAGAGTCTACAACCACAAATGAAGATGGATTTATTTTACAAATTTACTCGGAATCTAAAAGAATCAAAAGTATTCTTGGAGATCTATTCAACAATAGATTGGATATCAACACTAACTTACCGATGTGGACAAGAAACACTTGTAAGTTTGGTGACAATTTTGTCTATTTAAAATTAGATCCTGAAAAAGGTGTTATGGGTGCGCACCAACTACCTAACTACCAAGTCGAAAGATTGGAAAGAGGTATGTTATTTACTCAAGGTAAAGCGTCACAACCACTGGAGAACGATGCCCTTAAATTCACTTGGAAAGACAAGAATATGGAATTTAACACTTGGGAGATTGCTCACTTCAGATTATTAGGTGATGACAGAAAACTTCCATATGGTACTTCTATGTTAGAAAAAGGTAGACGTATTTGGAAACAATTACTTTTACTCGAAGATGCGATGTTGATCTATAGGACATCGAGAGCACCTGAAAGAAGAGTTTTTAAAATATTTGTAGGTAATATGGATGACGCTGACGTTCAACCATATGTAAACAGAGTTGCCAACCAATTTAAACGTGATCAGATTGTTGATAAACAAAGTGGTAATGTTGATATGAGATACAATCAGATGGCAGTAGATCAGGATTATTTTATTCCTGTTCGTGATCCAAATGCTCCTAATCCTATTGATACCTTACCAGGTGCGACCAACCTTTCAGAAATTGCGGATATTGAATACATTCAAAAGAAATTATTAACTTCTCTACGTGTACCTAAAGCATTTTTAGGTTTCGAAGAGGTTGTGGGTGATGGTAAAAACTTAGCGTTACAGGATATTAGATTTGCAAGAACAATCAACAGGATTCAAAAATCTATGATTCAAGAATTGAACAAGATTGCAATCATACACTTGTTCATTCTTGGTTTTGAAGATGAATTGACAAACTTTACTTTAGGTTTAACAAACCCATCCACACAGGCCGATTTGTTGAAGATTGAGAACTGGAAAGAAAAAGTTTTACTTTACAAAGATGCGGTATCAGACCCAGGAAATGGAATTCAACCAGTATCTTCATCTTGGGCTAAGAAACACATCTTAGGATTTTCAGATGAGGAAATCAAACTTGATATACAACAACAAAGAATTGAAAAAGCGGTTGCCGCTGAACTCGAAAAAACTCCTGAAATAATTACGAGCACTGGTTTGTTCAGTAATATTGATAAGTTATATGGTAGTAAATCATCACCAGCTGCGGGTCAAGAACCTGCCGGTGAAGTTACTGAACCATCTGACACTGGTTTCGAAACAGGTATCGAAGAAACTCCACCTACTGATTTTGGAACAGAATTAGGTGGTGGTACGGAAACTCCTGAAGCTGGAGCTGCTGAAATTACCCCTGAATCTTTTAGAAAAAACGATCTAAATTTAGTTTTGGAAGAAAATGACATCACTGGTCGTCAGACTTTGGATTTATCCAAGGGAAAGAAATCATTACAGGAAATTGAGGGTAAATTGAATGAGTTATTAAATAACTAAGTATTTATATTAAAATTAACAATATGAAATCATTCGGTACTATTAAAACATCAATCGAAAAATCCTTAGTCGAGCACTATGGGAAACCAGAATTTAGAACCATTATGAAAGGTTTTAAAAAGAATGTTTTGGACAACAAAAACATTTCCGAGATGTATTTCATCTATGATTCTTTATCTAAACCTGCAAGTTTTAATAAAGAAATTGTTGCCGATTATGTAAATGAATCTACAGATATTTTAAAAAATTTGATAGAAAAAAATACTGACAATATCGAGAAATTATCAGAGTGGATTGACAATATACTTTCTTCAGATGAAAACAATTACTCTAATATTGACACTATCGTTTATAATGAATCTGTTAGAAATTTAGATAAGGTTTTGGAGTCAAAAAAAGAAATTAAAAATGTTTTGATTTCTGAAGTAAAAACATTACAAACAGAGTCAGTTAACATTCCACTATCTTCGATGTTGAAAATTGCATCAAACGTTTTCAATGAAAAATATTCAAATATCACTGAAGAGGAAAAATCTGAATTAAAATCTTTGTTGTCACTAACAAAAGAAGAAACTGAAAATCAAGTTAAAACCTTAACTGAAGAAGTGGTTGGTAAACTACAAGAAAAGTTAAATGAGGAATCAGATGATGAGTTAAAAGTTGTAATTGAAACAACAATCTCACGTGTAAAAGAATCTAAAAATGATGTGGTTTCTTTATACAAACTTAAGCAATTAAGTTCAGGATTATAAGTCCTGCTCTCTTTGTTTTTCTTTATAAATTGCCTTTTGTTTTTGTTCTCTTTGGGATACTGATTTTTTTGTGTATTCCTGACGACTTCTAAGTTTTTCAAGTTGACGAGTTTTCATTACCTTAAACTTATAACGTTTTAAGGCTTTTTCTATGGGCTCCCCTTTTTTAACTTCAACTATTATCATAAAGATAAATATAACTTTTTTTTTAAAATTTTTGACAACTGAATTTATTTTGATTAAAATGTATTAACAATAATAAATGAATAAGTCATATATAAATGAAAAAAGGCAAAACATCGAAGTTGAATATCTTCGAAAAGGCTAAATGTTTCTACGGAACCGTAGATTCAAAAGAATTAAAATCCATATACGTAGTATTACAAACTTGGGTTGAACCAAAAATAGAATTTGATAATTGGACCCGAGTTACGGGAAATTTGAAAAGACAAATACAACACACATTATTAGAAGTGGTTGATAATGTACACTTTGAAAAACACAACATTATCGATTTGGATCTTAGAACTAGTGGTATCCAATTAAGTAAAAAAAGTTTTATGAATTTGGAAATTACTTTATTTTTAAAGAATAAAAATGAAGATTTCAAATCACCCATATTAAGGAATAGAATCAAACAAATCATATCCTCAGTTTATGTTGATGACCTCTACACTTGCAAATATTTTGACCTACACAAAACAAAAACGGAAAAAGTAAAAGAATAATGTATTTATTGTAAAATATGTTATGAAAATATTAGGTCCAAACGAACAGGGTAAAGGTATTCTTGTTGAATGGGATGCAGGATATGTATCACCAACAGATAGTAGAAATGCTGCCGTTATAAAAGAATCATATGGACAATTGGAACATTCAAAGCCATTTGAGTTTTATGCTGTATTGCAAAAATATGGTACACCAAATAGAAATGGTCGTGTATATCCTGAAAGGATTTTGAAAAGGGAAGCGGACAATTATAAAAAGGCAATCCAAAAGGGTTTATCCATATCCGAATTAAATCACCCTGAATCATCTCTAATTGACTTAGAAAGAGTATCCCACCTTATAACTGAAATATGGTGGGAAGGTCACGTGTTGATGGGTAAGTTAAAACTACTAACAACGCCTGGTTTCCACGAGAGAGGTATTGTTTCATCTCCTGGTGATATTGCAGCAAACCTAATGAGACAAGGTGTTACAATGGGTGTATCATCAAGAGGTGTTGGATCTCTTGTCAAAAAGGGAGAACAGAATGAGGTTCAGGATGATTTCGAACTTATTTGTTTTGATTTAGTATCATCACCATCCACACCAGGTGCTTATCTTTTCTTGGACGAAAAAGACAGGAACAAGTATGAAGAGAACCTTGAGGAGGAAACAAAAATGAGAGTTGAGAAGCAAGAAACCAACAAGTCGCTTGACTTGATGAGAAAACTCACCGATTATTTAGGACATTAATACTTTTTTAAAAATGGACGAAAAATACTTTGTGGCAAAAGTTCAATACGATTTGCCTGATGAAAACTCTGGTAGAGTAAAAAAAATCAGAGAAGAGAAACTTGTTAAAGGTTACAACGTTACTGAGGTTGAGGCTAAAGTAACTAAAAAGTTTGAGGGATTTCCTCACGATTGGAGAATCACTTCAGTTGTTGAAAGTAAAA